ATACACTAAAACCATGTTCCTTAAGAATGGAAATACTAATGTTTAATCCTAAACCAGTACCGCCTTCCTTTTGGCCCTCTTTCCTAACATATGGTTTGGAAAGTTCAATAAATTCACTCATTGTTAATCCACGCCCATTGTCCTCTATACATATATGACTGCCGCTATGATAATTTCCTTCTTGGTAAATTTTTACCCATTTTGTTTTAGAATCGTTATACTTAAGTCCGTTACGAATTAAGTTATCTAATGCCGTACAAAATAAAGGCTCATTTACATTTAATTCTGCAGGTAAATTATCATCTAAAATAACTTGATGTTTATAAGCTGTAAGTTTTAAATAATCCTCTAAAATTTCTTTAATGTTACATTCTGCTTTAGACATTTGAGCATTTGTTTTAAACAGATTAGTAAACTCATATACACCCGAATATACTTTTCTGGCGTGGTGTAAACCATCTTCTACTAATTTTAACGGGGAACCAATTTTAAGTTCTTTAATTTGCTCATCTGTTAATCTTCTTTTTAAAGATTTAATACCTCTAGGGATGTAAGTATTAATCCCCGAGTGCATATCATGTCTAATGATTTTAGCTGCGTGTTCTAGATATACATTTTTAGCACTTAAGTCTTTTTGAATGCGTTTTTTATTAGCTAAAAATTCTCTAACTACAATAAAAAAGGGAGGTATAAACGCAATAACACAAGCATATCCTACTTCAGCTAAAAAATAAGATGGCTCACATACTCCTACTACAATACAAGTTTGTATTGCGAAAAAAGTTAAAATAATTAGCCCCGCAATTAGCAGGGCTATTCTAGATATTTTTGAGATTCCTTCTAAAGCTGACATTTTTTAAGACCAAGTTTTTCAAATATCCATTTACTAGGACATAACTTGGTCCAAACACCAACGTTTAGCATAACGATTACAAATACTACAACCCACCAATTTTTATAAATTAGACCACCTAATAATACTAATGACATTAGAAGGTATACAGCTCTAACTGATGTCCAATTTTTAAAATCTTTTAACTCTATAAATAAGAAAAATAATACAGGATAAATTTTAGCCCATACTTTTCCTAAAAATCCTTTAATTTTGTTTAATAAGTTTTTCATTTTCTTTCTCCTTTGTGTTTATCTATTTTATCTAAAATTACATTTAGCAATTCATTTTTAATAAATCCAGCCATTGAAGCATTTTTTAGGGCTGAAATAAGTTGGAAGGTAATAAATGGGGTAACAATAGTTTCACTTAGCCAGCTAGCCCCAGCAAATCCTTTTTCAATCATTAATATTGCTGTAAGAATTAGTTCCCAAGTAAATAATGATTTTAATACTTTTAATGCTTTATAAGTTTTAAAGCCTTCTCTCTTAACTCCCGCGATTACACCAAAAAATCCATCTAATAACAATACCGCTGCTACCGCTAGAAATTGTTCTGCGTTAGCCATAGTTAGTTCCATAAAATAAGAACAACAAAATCCTACGGAAGTTGTAGCGGCTAAAGTTATCTGCATATAAGTTGATTTTACCATTTTTAATACATTGAAATAGTTTGTATAAAAGCAACCTTTAAACGGATTACTAACCTTTTACCCCAAGATAGGGATTTAAATTCTTTTGTATTGAAGATATCTTCTAATTCTTTTATTTCCATTATAATGAGGTAAGCATGTCTATAAGTTCTTGTTGTGGGAACATATCTACTTTATCTTTTCTTGTGTTAGTATGAGTCCAAAGACCTTTTACTCTTCCGTAATAAGCATCTTCGTTAAATTCGAAAGCATCAGCACCTTTTTCTTTAATTAAAGCAGGTAATCCAGCTCTAACATCAATGCTATCTCTTTCAGCAATCCATAAAATCCATTTATGTAAAGCTTTAATTTGAGCATCTGAATATCTATGCCAAGTTTTATGTCCTCTAAAAGGTTTTGATAATTCTACGATTTGAGATTCATGGGCTGTAGTGCCGGCATAAGTTTTCCCATCTACAATATAACCAAAATTATTTACTTCAATTGCCACTGAATGGGTATGCATGTGTTGGGAACCATTTTTACCTAAATGCCAACCATAACCACCTTCAGGGAATGCTTGAACCATTTTCCCATCATATTTATTGTCATTTCCTTTAATCGAAGGACCACCTAATACAAATTCAGTTGCTACTGCACCTCTTGAATCTCTACCCCAATGATCGATTGTTTTAAAAGGGTTATGCCACCCTGCTGTGTGATGTAAGAAAACATATTCTTTATTTGTTGGACCTGTTTTATATTCTCCAACAGGTAAGAAATGTCTTTCAATTACTAAACCATTTTCTGTAGTGTAAATTTGTTCTGAAAAATCTGTTGTAGCTAATCCCATAGCATCCCATGTAGCAGGACCTACAATACCATCAGCTATTAAATCATTTTCAGATTGCCATTTTTTAACAGAAGCTTCGGTTCCCTTACCAAAGATACCATCAGCACCAATGTTTAGAAACTCTTGTAATTCTTTTACTTCTTTGCCTCGTGAACCTACTTTTAGTAACATTATTCTCCTTTTTTGCTAAATATTTTTGTAAGTCCATCAATACCGAATGAGCCGAGAGTAATAATTACAAATGAATTAAATACAATATCAGTAATTACTAATTCTTTACCCATAATACCTGTAATAACATCGGCAGCTGCAAACAGTACCATCACTGCGAATGATGCGAATCCTACGATGTTTTTCTCATTAAATGAGTTGTCGTCTTTAAATATATCTTTAAACGCCATAATCTTTGTTCTAATAAATTTTACCATAGTGAAACTAATTTAAGAAACATTTTGTTATAAATATGAAAAAAAGAGGCGCTGTCGCGCCTCTTAAATACCATAAAACATTAAAATTTACCCATCACAAGATATGCAATCTACTGTGCGAGAACCTAAATCTCCCTTAATAACAGAGTCAGTTCTTAGGTAATAAAGTGTTTTGATTCCTAACTTCCATGCTTCCATATGAACTTGATTTATCCATCTTGGTGAATCTGTTGGATCAAATGATACATTTAATGATTGAGTTTGGTCAATATATTTTTGTCTAACGGCTGCTTGTTGGACAAGACCCAATTGGTTGATTTCTGGGAATGTTAAGAAAATTTCTTTTTCATCTTCAGTTAGAATTTCATGAGATAATCCTTGAACCGAACCATTATCAGCCATAATTTTATCCCATATTTTAGAATCATTATGTCCTTTTTCTTCTAGTAATTTTTCTAATTCTGGGTTTTTGACAATAAATGTTCCTTTAGCACCATTAAATACGTAAACGTTTGCTGGTTGAGGTTCAATACCTGCTGAACATGAATTAATACGTGAGTTAGATACCGTAGGAGCGATAGCTAATACATGAGTATTTCTCATACCTGTTCCCTTACACCATAATGGTTCTCCATATTCAACTGCCATTTTACGTGAAGCTGCCTCAGCTTTAGTTCTAATATCACTAAAAATAGTGTGAGTCCATGCTGTTGAAGCAATTGAATTAAATGGTAATCCTTTTTGTTGAAGGAATGTATGCCATCCCATTACACCTAAACCTAATGCTCTACCTTTTTTAGCACTTCTATGAGTACGAATCATAGAATCTTTACCATTTGTTTTCTGGATGAATTCTTCCATTACACCATCTAGGAAATAAGTAGCCATCTCAACTACATCTGTGTTTTTCCATTCATCATACTTAGCTAGGTTAAGAGAGGATAAACAACAAATAAAACTATGTTCCTCATCTGTATGGAGTGTAATTTCAGTACAAATGTTAGTCATAGAAACATCTAGATTATTCATGCGGTATGCTAACGGGTTATCTTTATTAACATTATCCTTAAACATAATGTAGGGTTCACCTGTTTCTACACGAGACTTTAGAATTTCTAACCAAAGTGACATTGCTTCACTATCGCGGTCTTGTAGACGATTCATAAATTTATCATCTACGATAACTGCTTGGTGTAAGTTTAGACATTGTCTGTTCGGATCGCCTTTTGGTCTGCGAATTTGAAGATATTCTTTAATATCTTTATGGTTAATATCTAAATTAACAGATGCTGCTCCTCTACGTACTGAACCTTGATTAGTAGCAATAATAGTTGAATCATAAATTTTAGCCCAGGGGACTACTCCTTCTGATTTTCCGTTTCCGC